GGGCAAAGCCCAAAACTAGCGCAGGGGGAACCCTGCGCTAGGCCACTGAAGCACGAGAGTAAATTTTCTCTCGTACAAAGGTTTTACCAGGCGAGTCGTTAACTCGTCAGAAGGTAAAACTTTTTCACCGGAGAGAGACCCCTTTTCCGCCCTATAAAGGCTTTTAGGAATTAGGGCCTCTCCATCCACCCGACGGTACTTACCGTCCTTAGGAGGTTTAACAGAAAGCAGATTAAAAGACTCTACTCTCCATCCTTCCCACCCTCGTTTAGCCCTTGTGGGTAAAGCTTCCTCAAAGTTTCCAATGAGATAGCTGTCCCCGTATCCGTCAGGACCTCTAAAATGTCTGAATTTCTTCGGAACATCCTTCGAGATCCTTTTGTACAATTGCCAGTTGTCTGGGCGGATTGCTCCGTCATCGAGGCGATTAAGCCATCGACGCAAATTGTTGACAGATACAAACACGGGTTGGATGTGATCCATCTTCTTGCGAAGATAGAACGGTGTGACGTCCCGTCCACGGAAGTAATGCTTACCGCACGACTCTCGGAACGGCCCCGTGATGAAAGTCTTTTTCACATTCGGCGTGAAGCCAAACGTGGCCAAGACGTTCAAAAGTAAATCGGAGCATGCAGTGGGAGCGATAATATCGTCTCCATAAACACCGCATCGACGATCCTTCAGCCTCAGGTATTGGATACACGCCTGAGTCAAGGCCCAGAAAATTAGGGTCTCAAGCTCAAACGTGAACCCATTTCCCATACTGCTGAACTTCTGATAACGAATCACATCACCAGAAGCAAGAACACCGAAATGTGACCGAGCGCTGTTCAGAGCTCGGTACCATTCCTCCGGGAGTAACAACTCAACAATCCTACTAGATACAGTATCACTAGCAGAACTGAGGTCGATCGTTGACAGCGAACCGTCAACAGAGCCCTCTTTGGCCAGCCTCTGATTAAGGGACTGATCATCGAGGTTAATGCCCACTCGTCGAAGCCGCCGACGGATGACGCCACCATATCCCTTCTGAACAAAAGAGTTCATATCGGGTTCGATGGCTATACATCTGTCGGTTTTGCTGTTCTTAGGTACAGTGGTAACCTTGTTCCCTACGACCACGTTCAAGTGATCGTAGTTGGAGCCCGGAGTGGCCCCTCCCCTAGACGAAACTGCCCAGGAGTTAACAGACTGAATAATACAATCTGAAAGTACAAGGTTGTGGTGCGTGGTGTCGGGCTTGTGCCCGAACTTGTGATAAAGATCGCTTTGTGCTCGAGTAAGGCGCGTAGTTGCACCTGGCCCGAATCCGAACATCGACGCGACTTCACGCATGTCCAGTGGTCCAAGAACTGACTCGATTTTTTGGCGCGCGAGATGATAAACCTCGTACACCGATCGCCCGTGTTTAACACGAAACGACCTCGACTCAGGATGGCTCCACCGTGCATTCGTATCACGACAATGCTCCTCACATTCCATGAATTTCTCCATGGCGGCATCTCGGAGCGAATCAGGGCTGACACCCGTAACATCGGGTGGCAGCTTACTGACGAACTCTGAGATCAGATAATCTACCGCGAACTCTCGAGGAGTTGTATATCCTTGAGGCTCAAACGGCAGTCGTACAAGGGAAGACCAGCTGCCTCGTAACACAAGAGCTTTCGCTCTTGCGGCGAGTTTACTGTCTTTTCCAAAACGGCTGCAAATTCGGTAGACAAACTTGCTTGTGAGGTCATCAACATCACCACGACAATAACGCCTAGTAGCGTTAGAGCGGTTCTTACCCATAGGACACCTCTTAGTAGTAGATATCCGATCGCTACGATATGTAGCGACGGTGTCACTGCGATACCGGTGGGCTGATTAGGCCCACCAGCCCGGTTGTTACGCCGGCGGGACGAGGTCATTCAGCAGGTCTTTCATGACCTGTTGAAGCAACAGGTTTCCGACCATCTTGCTCGTATCCTTCCGATTCTGGAGGGACGAGCGAGCGGGGAGAGAAACCCTGACTTCGGCGATGCAGTTGTACGCCACCTTGGGCGCCGGCTGGTAGCCGGTGCTCGTCGACGGGGAAGTGACTTCGAGCTGAGGATTCCAAAGCTTGATCACTGCCTTGTAATCAGTCGCACCTTGTTTCGGGGGAGAGAGCGACGCGGTGATACGGCGGTTACCCACCGCAGCATCGACGTTCTTTTCTTCCCAGATGTCTACTCCGTTTTCAAAACCGGAGGGGACAAAGGTGTGATTGACTGGCGTGCCCTGGTCATCGGCCAGGACGATATTGGCTTTTGCGGCCATTTCTGTTTCCTTGTGGAACGGATGAAGCCCATTCTTCACGAAAAAGCTTGACGAAGAAGTGCCAAACTCGTTGTGATCCTCCGAGCGTTCTTAAGAGGATTTGTAATATTAAGCGCAAACATCGTAGCGTCAGGGAAGCTTTGTAAGACACCACGTTGGACGGATTTACGCTTATGTGTAGCTTTCCAGTAACCATAGTACCCAACAGCATTGTTGAATACTGAATTTCGGTTACGGGAAAAGTCTTCATACAGTGTAACTGTACCTCCGACGAAACCCTTACCAAGAGTTGCGTCAAGAGCTGACAGCCAGTCACCTAAACCGGTGCACCAGTCTGCCGCGAAGGTCCATGGCGCTATTTCCCATAAAGTAGACGGATTGGTAAGTCCGTCCGAGCTGGCGCTAGCCAGCGCAGCATTGGTGAAATAATAGTCAATCCGACAGACGGCACCGTATTCGCCCTTCACGGTTGTGTAAGAGCGGTACGAGCCGTTATTGGTGGTTTGACGCTTATCGTCCAACGTTTGCTTCCACTTGCCTTTTACATAAAAGCGAGTGCGTGTGGGATCGGAAGTTGTACGGTCTGCTAATTTCTTGGCAGTGCCGTATAGATCATCCAGAAGAGGTTGCCAACCGAAGCGGCTCTCAATGACGATGTTGCTGGTCTGCTTACTCTGAGACCAAACTTCACCGGCTGCGATCGCCGTATTTCGGTGTACATTGACCTTTTTCTGAACCTTCCTGGCCGCTTGTTTCACCTGTCTATTACTTCCAAGTGTCCCAAGCTCGCGAAGGGCCCCTTTAATATTCCCTTTCTTCGCCGCCAATGCAAACTTTGCAAGGCGACTTGAAGTGGATTTCAAGAGGTTCACGGTCTGATTCGTCTCTCCGAAGAACTGGGCGAAATTAACGTCCTGGTTCTTAAGTTTGACAAGAGCAGCCTTCATCGCTTTTTCACCGGCCACCGCGAGCATGTTCTGTGTAACTAGCTCCGTAAACGGATCTAGATTCCAAAACCCTGTTTTATCCCACCCTGAAGGATGATCCCATCTCTGCCACCCGTAGCCTACTTCATAACGGTCGAAGACCGCCGTGTAAGAGGTTGGGGGGACCCAGACAGATTCACCCTTCATGCGGCGAGCCCACTCCGGCCGTCTCTGTGTAAGAGACTGCCGGCGAAGAGCTGTAAAACAGGAAGGGTCCTGCTGAGTCAAAACGAAACCACTACGATATTTCATCGTATAGGTTCCTGGCAAATTTACTGTTACGTATTTTGCCGGCTCAGCCATACCTTTGACTCCAAAAAAGTGTATCAAAAGATAGGTCTCTTGCGAGACCCCCGGGCGAACAGTTACACTGTCCGGGCGAGCTTACGCTCCTGCAGGTTTGAATCTGCAGCAGAGCCCCCG